TTACCGTTAAAAACGGCTTAAAAGGGCGTAAAACGCGTCTCAATGGGTAGGGGTGGTCGAAATTCTACGGACTTTCCGGGGGACAACGGTACGGGGGGACGGTTGTGTAGCAAAAAATCCCCACTGAAAAATATTTCGACAATAGTCTTAAATATACGATATATTCGAACGATTAAAAAATGACCGGCGAGAGCCGGTTTTTTGTATTGGAGGAGGTCAGAAAATGAGCGATATTCGCGTCATTGTCGACGAACAGACTTTACAGATCATAAACGCGCCGACGATTGCGTCCCAGGGCATAAACGAGGACCGGGTCCTTTTTGAATTTGACGCCTCATGGGACGAATACGGTAAGATCGCTCTTTTCTATCATGAAAGTGATCCGTCGACGATCTACCAGGCGGCCGTAGATAATACCGGTGTCGCGGTGATCCCGTGGGAAGTGACTCACGAGGACGGCCGGATCTATTTCGGCGTCGCCGGTACAAACGGCGACACGGTCTACACCTCCGAGCTCCTCAGTTACCGGATCGTTAAGGGCCTCTATACGGTCGGATCAGAGTCGATTATACCGACGCCGGACGTATACGCTCAGATCCTCGCGCTCCTCGGTCAGCTCAATTACAACGTAAATTCTTATCAGTCGGACGTTACGACGTCAGTAAATACAATATCAGCCCGATTAGATACGTTCGTCGCGAGTAACGCCGGGATATACGGCGAAACTGTCATATATGATGCGTCCGTAACGGGAACATATTTGTTCGGCAAAGATCAAGACGTGGAGCCGTTGAATGATGTAAGTATATATCAAAGCAATTTTGATTTTATCGATGTGTTTTATATATTTGACGGCGTAGGATACGTATTTACAAAAGATTATCGAAATTATAATACCGAACACATACAAGTACACGCATTGAGTACAAACGCCGTTACTACAAATATATCATTTGCTCAAATAGAGTTAGCTTTATCGGGTAAACATATTCGGGTAAGAAAAGCTACCCGTACTGATTTTGTATCGGGTTCAGGTCCGACAATAACAAATGTAGATGATAGCTATGTAGCACAAAATCCGGCCGATTATCCGGCGGGCTACATTAAAAAAATCATTGGTCGAAAATTGACGGAAAATATAGAGCTTATTGACGCAAGAACAGGCGTAGATAGTACGACTTACGCGACCGTCGGCGCGGCGGTAAGAGCTCAGATCGGGGCGCTCGAGGATCAGATCGAGGACGGCGGGGTCACTTGTACAGATATCAACTTAGACGGCAATATTGTTATAAGCGCAGGATTATAACCAGGAGGGCGGCAATGATTACATACAGTGAAAAGAAATGGGTTGGCAAACGTCGGAACGAGGACCAAACGGCGCGGCTCTATGTCGAGGGGACGTGTCTCTCTACTGATACAAAGCCGCTCGACGTCGATAACGGCTCTAAACTTATGGAGATCGATACGGCGACTCTTTACGTTTTCGACCTTGAAAATATGGTATGGAGGTCCTGGACATGATCGACGCGGTATCTTATGCAATGGGTAAAAAGGCGGGCGAGAAAACCGTCGAGATCGACGGATCAGAGTATACTTTTACGGATAACGGCGACGGCACGATCGTCATAACGCCGAGCGAGGAGGTTAATAACAATGGCTAATATACCGTTAAAAACGATCAAATTTCCGGGTCTCGCGAATACTTATACGATCCCGGAGGTCAGTACAGATTTGACCGCCTCCGGAAAAGCGGCCGAGGCCGCTAAAGTCGGCGCGGAGCTTGCTACTTTAGGCGATCAGCTCGACACAAATACCGAGGACATAGATAAATTAAAGGCTGATTTAGAAGACTTAGACGAGCGTGTAGAAGTGCTGGAAGCGGGAGACAGTGGAAGCGGTCTGACAGCGGATGTCAAAGTTGCATTGCTTCAGATTTTGAGTAAAGTGGCATATATAGATGAACACGGACAGGATTATTATGATGCGCTGGAAAATGCGTTGAATCCTTCCGTAAATTTATCGTCTATAACTTGTGTTTATACACAGGGCGGAACAGTATATGATACCGATGATTTAAACGACCTTAAAGCTGACTTGGTTGTGACTGCTCATTATTCCGACAACACTTCTGAAGCAGTTAATGCTTATATATTAAGTGGCACTCTTGAAGTTGGAACAAGTATTATAACAGTGACTTATAGCACGAAAACAACTACTTTTGACGTGGTTGTTACGGCTGATCCCGACAGGCTCCCAGATGGTTATACAAGGCTTGATTATGTTTGGGCTAAAAATACTTCAAGTAAACCTATTTATATAAGCACAGGATATACACCGTCTGCAAGTACCGAAATAGAGTATAAGTTTTCAAGAGATACAGTAGTGCCAAATTCGGAAACGACTGGGTTTTTTACTGGGCATTTATGCTCTTGTAATGGATACTATACACCGTTTTTGAGAAAGCAGAAAAACCATAATCAGACTATTTTCGCTAACAGGGCAGGACATGAGTCTGATATGGTTATCGACGAAATCACCGCAGATACACCTTTTATCATTAAGGCATATACATCTGATATTGGGAGTGATGCAGTTTCAAAAGATGGAACTACGATATCTACAAGCATGACCGCAGGAAGTTCAACGCCATCAGGGACATTTTCGTTGTTCACTTATAATGGTTCAACATCATCCAATTATTTGCTGGCTGGTAAATTATATTACTTTAAAATCTCTGAAAATGGTACCTTGGTTCGCAACTACATTCCATGTAAAAATTCAAGCAATGTTGTCGGATTGTATGACACTATCAATGATACCTTTAACCCATCAAGCACAGCCAATCCGTTGTCCGAACCTGAATAGAATGGAGGTATGATAGAACATGAGTACTTATGATAAAAGCGGAAATTTAGTGGCGAATATCGGTCAAGGACATGGCTTAACTCCAAGACCGTACTGGGTTTTCCATTTGGATTGTGCTAGAAAATATTTTTCTGTTGCAAATATTAAAACGATGATTGATGCTATGCAGGAAAATGGATTAAATCAATTTCAGATGCATTTTTCGGAAGATAGAGGGTTTAGATTTGAATTAAATGATATGACAGTAGTAACCACGGAGGGAGATGAGTACGATTTATCTGATTGCGTGTCTACTGATTTGGGCGGTGCATTGTCTGAATCGGATATGGACGAAATTATAATGTATGCAAGAGAAAAAAATATTGATGTCGTGCCATCTTTAGATATGCCCGGTCATATGAGTAAAATCTTAACCGAGTTTCCACAGTTCAAATATTATAAAAATAGTGCGTGGACATTAGATGCCACAAATACAACGGCGGTTAAATTTGCATTGGCAATAGTTGAGAAATATGCAACGTATTTTTCGAGCCGAGGGTGTAAATATTGGAATATCGGAGCTGATGAAGTTGGGTACAGTGCGTATGGCCGCTGGAAGTATTTAGAATCTGCCGATATCCATACATTCGTTGAATTTGTGAATACAGTCGCTAGATTAATAACGAGCATGGGAATGATTCCTAGAGCATTTAACGATGGTATTATTTATAATGCTGACTATGCCAACTTATTTGATAAGAATATTCAGATATATAATTGGTGCAATGCAACAATAATGGCAGAAACAGGAATCCAAGATGTTGATGTATTAGTAAAAAACAATTATTCGCTAATCAATACCAATTATTCTTGGTACTTTATCGTGCCTACAGACAATTCCATGACAAGAAAACAGGCAATAGAAGCAAACACTTTACTGAAGGCGTTCAAGAATGGCACCACCGCCCATGACCAAAGTGGTGCTTGTATTTGTGTATGGTGTGACAGCGATACTACGGCAGATGGTGGTGATGCGGCTCTTAATGGAATACTGGCATATATTGACAGTTTCGGTATTGGGATTCAAGCAACACTTAATCAATTAGATTATCCGATTATAACGTAAAGGAATTTTTGAGATTACTAATGGCATCACAATGCCCGTAAACAGTCATATACAAAGTTCTACTAAGTAAACTAAACGCCCATTTACGGGCCGATCGATAGTTTGAAAAGACTGTGTCCTTGCCGGTGTTAACTTGATAAACGGGGACACGTTAGTTACAATGCAGACGTAAAAACAAAAAGAAGGAGCCGGGAGGCTCACTGCCAATGAACCACTCCCAGCTCCAGAACCTTGTAGGCTGGGGACATTTTACCATCAAGCACCCCTGGCCTGCAAGCACAATGCGGAAATGGGGTGTTTTTATGTCGCAGACTTTTATTGATGGATTCTGCCTGAAATTAGAAGGCGTGCTGCCACCGGAGGAGATACGCGCCGTCAGGGAACTCCTGGGTGCCTACTCGATCGGTTACCAGATCAGCCCGATCAAGACGGACCTCGCCGTCACGGACTACCAGCTCCCGCAAACCTACTACATTTACATGGCGAGCAAGGAGCAGGACGGTCGGATGGCGGAAAGTTCGAAAAAGCAGTACCGGATGTGCCTCGAAAATATGCTTTTTCGGATGCGGATGCCGCTGGACCAGATCACGGTCAACCACATCCGATTGTACCTGCATGAGATCAGCACGAATCCCAAAACGGGCAAGAAGCTATCAAAAGCAACCGTCAATCAGCGCAAAGCGATCATCCGGTCGTTTTTTCAGTGGCTCTATGAAGAAGAATATATACAAAAAGATCCCTCCGTAAGAATAAAGGAGGAACGGACCGACTCGAAACCGAGGACGGCCTACAAGGACACTCAGATCGAGGCGATGCGCCAGGCATGCGACTCACCACGGACGCGGGCCATCGTCGATCTACTGGCGTCCTCGGGCATCCGCGTCGCGGAGTGCGCAGGGCTTAACATTTCGGATGTTGATCTGGACAATCGGGAGCTGACGGTTTTTGGCAAGGGCGGCAAATGGCGCACAGCCTTTATGGATGCGGCCGCAGTCGTGTCGCTGAAGGCGTACCTGCAGACCAGGGACGACGACAGCCCCGCGCTCTTTGTGAGCTCCAGGAAGCCGCATGGAAGATTATCCACAGGCGCCATTCGTAGGACCCTGCACAAACTTTCACCCGCTGCCGGTGTCGAAGACGTGATCCCGCACCGGTTCCGCCACACCACGGCAACGACAGCGATCGAACGCGGCATGCCGGTCGAGTCGGTACAGCTCATGCTTGGACACTCCAATATCAGCACCACCCTTCGATACGCGCACGTATCCAAGGAAAAGGTCAAGCGAGACCACAGCACATATATGAGATGATCACAAGGGACTGCTCATCCGCAGCCTCTTGTTTTTATGTGGCTCCCCATATGCAAAAAAGCTCTAAAAAGTTGCGCAACTTTTAGATATCACCCACTAACTTATTTATTAAATCCTGCTTAGCAGGTAGAAAGGATTTTTATGGAATACGCAAGTCGTGGAGTTGGAAATGCAGCACTGACCACAGGTATTATCGGAACAGCACTTGGTGTCGTTGACGGCATGGGCGGTCTTGCTGGACTTTTCGGTGATCGCAGACCGCCGCTTAATCCGGAAGACAGACCGGTCACGCGCTATGAGATGGGCCTGATCAAAGAGTCCATTGGTAAGGACAACGAGATCGCTCTGCTGAAAGCGCAGCAGTACACGGATCAGGTGAATGCCGGCATCCAGGCGCAGATCGCTGGCCAGAACGCGTGGAACGCGGCACAGGCAGTTAACATTCAGAACATTCAGAATCTCTTGGGTAAACTGGTTCAGCCCTGCATCCCGAATGCGGTTCTGAATCCCGGATACGGTCAGGCAGTTGTTTTTCCTGCATTCCCGCCGACACCTCCTGTTCAGACCACTACACCGACAACGCAGTCCGCGACTGGTGGTTGATCTGAAAATATAAAGTTAACCTTTGCATCTGGGGCCGTGTGACGGCCCCTTCTTTAATAAGGATTTAGAAATGAGAGTAGACAAAAACAAACTCATCGCGGGATTTACAACGTTCGTCGAAACGGAAGTAATCGCAAAAATGACAGATGATAAAGCAGCCCAGGTTGTCCTCTCTGTCGCTGTCAAAGCGATCAGGACAAACCCGGCCATCGCCGATAAGATCCTCGGAAACGGTATCGTTCGGATGGTGCTCGGATACGAAGATCAGGACGGGAAGGAAAGCTACGATATCGACAGCATGGCAAGCATGATATCCGAAAGCATCTCAAAGTACGGATACTTCCCCGTCGTGCTCCCTGCCGTGCCTTTCATTTCTCCTCGGGAAAAGGAGCTGAAATTCGGTCCTGCTGATGTTGACAGGCTTAAGAGATATATCGAGGAGGCGTAAAATGGCGGATACACAGACAACAATGGAAGAAAAGATGCACGCCGCATTCCTTGACGAATGTGAAGGAGTTGCGGAGTATGCGGAGATGTCCAAAGAGGCACCCGGGAAATATATGCCGATTCTGCGCGATATCGCGCGGGAGGAACACACGCATATGGAGCACGTTAAGCGGATGATGGACGATATGGGAATTTCAATGACGGACGAGCTCAAGGAAGCCCACGAGAAAGCCGAGGCCGCGTACAAAAGTCTTTCTCAGTGATACCAGTGCCGAATCCCACAGCATCAGACTGATCGATGCTGTGGGATTCGGCCTGAATTTACTTGGTTTTTTTCTTTGACACATAAGGAGTTGAAATGACAGAAAAAATACTAATCGTCCTTCCGTATCTCCTGAATCTCCTGTCCGGAGTTCTTCTCGCCCTGGCCACCTACACAATGAATAAGGCCAGGGCGGAGCGAGAGGCGATCAAACGCGAGAACGAGGAGAAGAGCAAGGCCCTGTCGGACGGGGTAGAAGCCCTGCTGCGGCAGTCGCTGGTCGCGGATTATAACAAATACTCCGACAGGGGATTCTGCCCGATATATGCCAAGGAAAGCATCAAGCGGGCATACAAGGCATACAATACGCTCGGTGGGAATGATGTTGCTACGGGGCTGTATCATAAGATTTTAGCAATGCCGGAGGAGCCGGCAGAAAGGAACGAGAACCATGAGTGAAATGAGAAAATGGGCGCAGGCGGCCCTCTGCAGGGCAGGAAGGACTATGGCGCAGGTCGCGCTGGCAATGCTGCCGACTGCGGCAATGGTGACGGAGATCGACTGGATCGTGGTGGTCTACACAGCGCTGTGCGCTGGCGTGGCCAGCATCCTGATGTCCGTGGTGCGGCTGCCCGAGGCGATCGGAGAGAGTTCGAGCTTTGCCGGCGCGGTCTTCTGGCGGACCGTCCGCACGATGGCGCAGGCGGCAGTCGGCATGATTCCTGCCGGGGTCATGATCACGCAGATTGACTGGGGACAGATTATTCTAACCGTGGCGCTTTCGGGAATCATCTGTGTTTTGACAGCGATCGCGACAGATCTCCCCGAGGCGGAAGTCAATATATCTGAATAATATAATTTATGGCGGCAGTCCCACGGGGCTGCCTTTTTTCGTATAGGAGAGCAAAAACCATGAACGATAAAAATATGCATATATTATCGAATATCATCGCCGCTGTGGAAAGCGGCGGACAGATCTACAGCGAGAAAAGGGACTGGACTGCCTATGCCGGTGCCGGCACGAACGATCCGACCTCAGAAGTGACGTGTACGCTCGGACCCTACCAGGCGTATGGCGACGAGGCGCAGGAGCTGGTCGCATACATCATGGAGCACTACCCGGACGTGTTCGAAGCGTGCGATCCGAATAGCAGGATCCTCGTGCGCATGTCGTCGTCCTGGGTGGCGTCCCGCTGGGATCCCAATGAGACGGAGCGTGCAATCCTGATCAAGCTCCTCGGCACGGATGCCGGCCACGAGGCATCGGAGTACGTTTTTCAGGAGCGCCTGAAAAAGTATATCGGCCGCGCCCAGGAAGCCGGCATCACGTCTGTTGAAGGACAGATGATGTGGGCGGAGGTCCAGCACCTCGGCGGACTCAGCGCCGTCCGTCGCATCTTCGCAAGGCTCGCGGCACCCTACGGATGCAGTGAGTGGCTGGATGCGCTGCGACCTGATCAGACGGACAGCCGGTACAAAAGCAACGGTGTCGGCTGCAAAAAGTACTGGTCGCGGCACGAGAAATGCGTGGATTTCATCAAAACCTACGCAGACCTGACAGATGGAAAGGAAGAAGAAAAAACGATGGGAATTACAGCTAAGCAGATTCTCGACAAGGCCCGTTCTTATATCGGGTACCGGGAGAAGAACCACGCTTCTGCGGATATGGAGAGCTTCAAAGCGGATGCGGGTGACGGCAACTTTCAGAAATTTCAGCCGCTGGTGGGGGCCGGGAACGGTGACCAGTGGTGTCAGTTTTTTGTTGACGGAGTCGCTGTCGAGGTGACCGGTTCGATCAAGGAAGCGAAGAAGCTGCTCTGCCAGACGAACAGCGGAAACTATATGACCGGCTACACTCCGGACGGATCGCGCTACTTTAAGAACGCTGGCCGCTGGTTCACGGAGCCCGAGGTGGGCGACGTGGTTTACTTCTACTCGTCCAGCATGGGACGTATCTGCCACACCGGATGGGTGGAGACCGTCAATGGGCAGACGAAGGAAATCGGAACGATCGAGGGGAATACCAACAACGACGGTTTCACCACGAACGGAGGCTGCGTGGCGCGGCATACGTACAGCTATGCCAAGGTAGGCGGCACGAACCGTGTCGCAGGCTTCGGACGGCCGAGATATGCCACCACAGCAAACGAGGGAACGCCGGTGCAGGAGCTCATCAAGATGGGCCAGCGGCACAGTATCAAGCTCACCGGACACATGATCGATGTGGACGGCGTGCGCGGATCCGAGACGACCAAGAACATGATCCGCTGCCTGCAGCACGCGGCTAATCAGGACTGGAACGCTGGTCTCGAAGAGGACGGCGTCAAGGGTCCCCTCACGAAAGCAGCCTTCGAGGGACACTTTATCAAATTCGGAGAAGTCTCCATGATGGTCACAGCGGTGGAGATCTGCGCGTATTGCTGTGGCAGGAATCCGTATGGCGTCGAGTACCCGGGACACTTTGGAGACGGCCTCGCGGCCGCCCTGGGGACCAAGTACCTCACCGGCGCGGAAATCCTCAAGCTGGTGAACTAATGTGAGTCGAATGTGAGTCAACAAAAAAGAGCCGGGGGATTCAGGTCCCTCGGCTCTTTTTTACGTTTCCTGCCGGTTTTATTCTTCATCGTCGCGGAAAACCCTGAATCGGGTAAACCACACATTTATCCAGTTATTTCGAATGTGTAACTTTAACAAAGATACTGAGCACGTTTTGTTGATATTATAGGCGGGTGCGTGGCCACACGTGGCCCAGATTCGCGAGAAAATAAAAGCGCCGGGGAATCGGTCCTCTCGGTCCATTCCCCGGCTGTATGGGCCTTCTGTGCGCTCGTTCCGGTTTATGCGTTCTTGATCGCCCAGGCGATCGCGTGGCCGTCGTCTTCGAACTCGACCTCGCTGGCTGCGGCCAGCCCGATCGTGCCTTCGCAGGAAAGGTCGTCGTCCAGGTGCTCGTAAACCGCTCCGAAGTAGCTCGGCTTCCCTTTCCCGTTGTAGTAGTGGCCGGCAAGGAGTACCTTGTCTCCGAAGGTCAGTACCTTGCTCCAGCGGCACTCAAGGTCTTCCTGGGTGGTGGGGTTTGGAAGTCTGTAGGTTCTTGCTGCTTTCTCGATCGTCATGGCTTTATTCCTCCTCTTTTCTTGTGATAGTGAAGTCTTCCGGGCTGTATCCGTGTTCCCAAATGAAGCTGCAGAGCCATTCGTCTGCCTTCTTCGCGCTTGTGAATCTTTTAAGTTCCTGCCAGCCGGTTTTGTATCCGGTGTAGGCTTTTACGATCCAGGTTGTTTTTTTCATGTTCGGTTCCTCCGTTTTTTCCGATTTCCTTTCGGTAGTGTATATATCACTCTAAACCGAATATTTATCAACACAATTCGGATTATAAATGTAACAAAGACCGGCAGAGGAATTTGTGTATTTTATGCACTCGTTCCGCTGCCGGTCTTTGACAGTATTTTGCCAGTATTTTGCCAGCTTTTTGCCGGTTCAAATCCACTCGTACTCGAATGCTTCCTCATTGAAGCGAAGGACGCCCCGGTCCTCGAGCTCGCCTTCGATCGCGCCGCGAACCAGCAGGGTCTCAATCTCGGTGCCCTGGGCGCAGACGTCGCGGTACATTTCCTTCAGGACTTCCGTGGTCTGCTGGTGGATGGATGCTTTGATTTGCTCATAAATGTTCATCCCTGCGCCTCCTCTGTCGGTTCGTCTCCGAACAGGAGGAAGTTTACGTATTCTCCGCCGTGGTCGATCAGATAAACCACCAGCTCGTGGTATCCCTTCCTGTTCGCTATCTGCTGCACCATCGGAACGTCGAACATGTTCGTCTCCCCGGTCGCCTGGATCGCGAGGATCTGCTCCTTCACCGTCTCGGTGAACTCCCCGACGAGCACCCGCACCTGATCGGGCCCGTAGGCGACGTTCAGGCTGCTCCCGTCGTCCCAGCGGACCAGAAGGCTGCCGGCGTCGTCGACGCCCAGGACCGTTCCACGGGTCCCTACCGGAGGCGCCTGCGAATCGTCCATCCGCACCAGCTCCACCCTCGTTCCCTTCGGGTACTCGCTTCTCAACTGTTCCAAAATTTCCTTCTTGATTGTTTTCATGGCTTTATCTCCTTTCTGAAAGAAATACCCTTCTACTGCCTTAAGCCCGCCAGTGGCGGGAAGGCGGCAGGAGGCTGCCTCTTTCTCAAGAAGCCCTCCCGTTCCTGAATGCCGTGTCGCCTTCGAGGTTCCTTGTGAGAACCAGGCGGGCCGTTTCGAACTCGTCTCCGATAAAGCCGAGGCGGAGGAGCCAGGTCCTCATCGCGTATTTCGGGTTGTCCGTCTGCTGTGGCTTCGGGCTGGCTGCCTTTGCCTGCTTTGCCATCTGGCTAAGTGCCAGGCAAAGCTGAATGTAGCTCTTGAGCTCGCCCGCGTGCAGGCCGTTCTTCTTTCCGCCTTCGGGGTTTGCGAACTGGAAAAGGCGGAACTCGATGGTGCCCTTTGTGAAGGTCGCGTGGAGGTTGAGCATGTGGTAGCGGCTGTCGTTGTAGTGGCGTGTGCGTCCGTCGCTGGCTCCGTTCCCTTCGTACCAGGCGTCTGCAAGGGCCTGCATGGTCTGTGGCTTCTCTTTGTTGAGGCGCTTCAGGAAATCCCCGTTGACCGTTCTGCAGTAGCGGCTGATTCGGTAGGTGTCAAGGCGGAGGGCGCTGATCAGGAGGTCTTCATGGCTCGCCATGATGTTCGCGAGGTTCCGGAGGCTCTGCGGTGTGTGGCCGGCCGCGCCGATGTGGATGTGGATCCCGCAAGTGTGGTCCGGGTCGCTCTTTGCGCCGGCGCGTCTGAGCTTTCTCACCAGCTCCTGCAGGGTTTCGATGTCCTTGTAGGTCAGGATCGGCGTCACCAGTTCGCAGCGCTCGCTGTCCGTCTTTGCCTTGATGCTGCTGTCCCTCTGGAATTTCCATTCCCTTCCCTCGGCGTCCCAGGCGCTCCAGGTGAAGTATCCGTTCTCGGCTGCGGTGTATTCGAAGCGTCCGGTTCCGAAGAAGGTGGCCGCGAGCTTTGCGGCGTCGCTTCTTGTGATGTCGTACATTTCAACCTCGACCCCGATGGTCTGGTTCTTCATCTCTTCGATCTGCTTTCTCGTTGTTTCCTTCATGGCTTTATCTCCTTTCGCGGTGTGCGTTTTCTTTCGGTAGTGTATTAATCACTCTAAACCGCACATTTATCCACTACTTTCGGAGTTAAAACCTACACAAAATGTACACCGTAAATTGTGCATTTTATGCCGGCAGAGAAAAGCCTCCAGGAGGGAAACTAGCTCGCTTTTCTATTGTGCGACGTGAAGGACGCAAAACAAAAAAGTGCGATTTGCGGCAAATCAAAAAGCGATGCGCAGAGTTTCCCCGTCCCACGAGCACTCGGTAAAGAGCTCGCGGACGATCCGGTTTTTCTGCTCGGCATCGAAGCCCTGGAGCCCGCAGATCTTCTGTTTGATTTCACTGGCGCGGGCATCGATGGCGGCATCGGTGAGAGCGCTCTGGCGCTCTGAATCGAGCGCATCATCGAGCTGCTGCTTTAGGGACCGCACAAGCGCCGACTGGGATTTGATCTCATCCACGATAGCACGCTCGGTCTCCTCGTCGTCCGAGTAGCCGAGGGTAGCACTGAGCCTTCGCTGGCGGAGCTGGGCCTGCTTAAGTTCGGCCCTGATCGGCGCGGGGTCCACGGGCTCGGTGGGCGCAGATTCGCGGACGATGTACTGACGGATAGCGGCATCGTCGGTCTGCAGGGACTCGAACAAGTCGAGCACGCGCTGGTCCAGTTCCTCGCATTTGATGTGCCCCATCGGGCACGCTTCCGGTCCCTGCCTCATGCGCTTCAGACAGTAATACCACGCGGAATACCCGTGGGCTTTTTTCTTATACGACACCTGCATAAGGTTACCACAGCACCCGCAGCGGAGCGCCCCTTTTAAGAGGCGGACCGGGTGCTTCTTTTTGTGTTCAAAAACATTCCTGCGGAACTGGGCCTGCACCGCGAGCCAGGTCTCCGAATCGATGATCGGTTCATGCTGACCGAGGCAGACGGTCCAGCTTTCCGGTGGCATTTTCTGATGCCGCCCGGAGGCTTCGGAGGTCCGACCGTACACCATGACACCGACCGCACCGGTCCAGAGCTCCCGAGGGGAGCCGGCATCCATGATGCATCCAAGGGCCGCGAAGTGATCGTAGACGCCAGGAGTCGCAGCAACGTAGACCGGCGACGAGAGAATCTGGTGGATTTGGGTGGTAGACAGAAATCCTCCGCCCGGAGCCCTGACGCCCTGGTGCTTCAGAGCAGTCTCGCATCCTTGGAGCGAATAATGCCCGCGCAGGAAGAATCCGAAAAGCCATCGCACGTACTCGGCCCCGTCTGGTTCCACGACGATGGTGACGTGCTTCCTTCCATTCGCGGTCACGCGGCTGCGCTGGTAGCCGATCGGCGGGTTGCCTCCGGTCCACCACCCCTTCTTGGCAAGGCCGAGCATGTTGTCGGCGACGCGGGCAGCGGTGGTTTCGCGCTCCATTTGCGCGAAGATCACGATGATGTACATCATTGCACGCCCGATCGGAGTCGAGGTATCGATGGATTCACGGACGGAAATGAAGTCGACGCCATGATCGGAGAGCTGCTGGTACAGATTCGAAAAGTCACGAACGGACCTGGTCAGACGGTCGAGCTGGTAGACGACGAGCGCGTCGGCCTCCCCGCGCCCGATTCGGTCCATCATGCGCTGCAGGTCTGGCCGGTCCGTGTTCTTCCCGGAGAAATCCTCATCGGAGAAATCGGTAAAGGAGCGCTCCTGATCCGAAAAGTGACTATCACAGTACGCGTGACACATTCGGATCTGGTTATCGACAGAATCCGATTTCTCAGAAAAAACCGACTTCCTGCCATAACAGAAAATACGCATACATACCTCCAGATAGAAATCGGTCCCAGGGAACGGTCCCCGGGACTTTTTGTTTTAATCGTTCAAAAGTTTAATGACGGCAAGAGGAGAAAAATAGAAGAGATAGCTCCGGTAACGGACCGGCGACGTTCCGTAGCGGCCACGGTAGTAATCCAGTGCTTCTTTCAGATAGTCCTCAGTGACGTCCAAAAGCTCTGCCATTTCATAAGCAGAACGGCAGCGGGCTTCGTATGCCCGCAAAATTCCATCAAGACCAATCATGTGGTCAAATCCCCAGCGACGAGCCCTCATCTCCTGCAGGCGATCCGCACCGGAGCGCTGCTGCAGAATATCCCCGCAAGAGGTGTGATAGTGACCCAGTTCCTCGGCAAGCACGCACCCTTTCTGTTTCAGGGTGGGGATGCTGGCCCTAATCGCAATACGACGGCCCTTGATGCGACCGTCGTACGCAATTAGAGGAAGTTCCCTCGTGTCGAGGCCCGCCTCGTCGCTTTCCACTAATAATTCATCGTAGGTCATTCATTCCCTTCCCAATTATCAAGTAAAGCGTTGTCGTGGGCCCTGTCCTCATCGGAGCTTTCCCGATCGGTGCGCTCATGCGCCGCGTTCAGGATCACCGTCTCCGCTGGTGCAGGCTGGCCTGCCCTACGGATTGCCGCAGCGGTCTCGACGATGAACGACTCCAGGATGCCGCGAACTTCCGGAGGTGCGCTGACAAATTTTTGGATTAGAGCGTAATCCTGACGCGTCAGGTTGTACTCTTCCAAAAGCGCATCTAGGGCTTCCGTGGGTGTTGGTTTGAACATTAACCCGGTCCCGTACCGGAGCCATTCTTCATTCACACCACATTCCGAACAGATAACCTTTATGGTCTGCTCTTTCAGGCTGACTCGGCCGCGTTCGATATTGTTCACCATATCACCGCTGATGCCGATGAGCGCACCAAAGGCAGCCCTGGTCATTCTAAGTTCGGAGCGTATAGCGCGTACCCGTTCATTCATTTTCGACCCTCCTTTCCCGAACATTATACAATAGTGTAATTAGTTATTCAACCAAAAAAGAAAAAAGAAAATCCAAAGAAATAGTTGCAAAACTATTTTACGGATGTTATATTGGGTGTAGGTCCAAAACGAAAGGAGGGAAAACAAATGGAACAGCTTAACGGTGAAGACCTGACAATGGTCAGAGAGAAAATCGATGAAGCCAAGGATGCCGGCCTGCTTGATACGCTCAGCCAGCTCGACACAAAGCAGAAGGACACCCTCGACATCGCGATCACATCGTTTCTCGCAGGGGTTAACGCAACCCTCGCGGCAACCAAGCTGGCCTGAGCGTAAGCCTGGTCCAGCACAAACTGAATAGAGCGCTGGAGGCATGGACAGCGGGGTCCGATCGAACCGGACCGAAACAACCATAGGTGTGGCGAGGCCGCCGCAGATAAGCTCGCTCGGCGGGCTGTATCTGGTGCCTGCAGATCACCGTCGTCATTGGGAGGGAGAGCGCGAGCCCAAGTAAAAATAATGGCTGCTCGGAGGCGTCACCAGAAGAGAGAATGCGCTGAGACCGGACTGGTTACGGGTCGCATCAAGACGGCGCAGCGGGCATGAAAAAACCGCACTGCAGGCTAATGGCATACGGCAACCCCAAAGGATACTCAGGGAGCATGTCAGACAGTTTTTCACCACTTCGGAGAAACTGTCTCAGACACGGACCCAAGAAGCCTAGAGAGCATGCCAGATGGCGAAGCAGAAGTCAAAGTAAAAATTGAAATATTAGAGAAAAGGAGGACCTAATGAACGGAAAGTCAGAAATAAAGCTGGAAGTCAGACTGAGCGAAAAAGCTGGTGAACGGTTAACGGCAATATGTCTGGCTGAGCTGGAAGCGGGCCTCCGGAAAGGGGAAGACAATGGC